CGAAGGGATGACCAAAGGCGCACCAGACATTATTATTCCAACCCGCAGAGCGTTTGTTTGCGAGATGAAACGGCAGGATCACACCAAGTCAAAGTGGCAACCGATGCAACTTGAATATCTAAAAACCGCACACGATGCCGGTGCGTTTGTTTGTGTTGCACTGGGATATGACGCGGCTTACAGCGCATTCCTAGATTCTATTGTTTAAAATATAAAAAAATATGTTTACTTCGTGAACAGGTATGCTATTATTTAACCACGCTTTCAAGAAGGCGAAACAATAATAAAATAACTAAATCGGAGTAATAATCATGAAAGTAAACGTAAGAATTGAATACAAAAGCGGAAAAATTGAAATTTGCGAAATTGCAATAAACCAAATTTCAAGTGTTCTTGAAATGCTTGCTAAAGAACAAAGATTGGTTTCATTTAAACTAATCTAATAACAAAAAAAACTGGGCGTAAACATGCGCCCAGTTCGCCCAACTTTTTAGGAGTAAACAACATGAACAAAAAACACACAACAGTATGCGGATTCGTTAACCAAAACGGATCTTTTCAGTGGGTTGCATTCCGCACCCACGCTCAAGCAATTGCATCTGGTGCAGTTGCGACTGTTAACACCATCAAACGCGATGGGCATCACTTTCCACGCAAAGCATCAGTGATGCTTGCTGCTATTGTGTAGGAGGTGTTATGTATGAACAAATCACTTTCCAAATTGTCACGCATGACAATTATGAATTGACCGCTGAGGTCAAAGTGTTAATAACTGGTAGCTTTAGAGAAGCTACATTTCATCACGAAGCAGAAGATGAAAGAGAAATCGATATTGAAAACATTGCCATCTTTGATGAAGATGGCGATCCAGTTAATAAGCCATCAGAAAGACTGCTCGACATTGTCGCAGAGCATATCGATGACAATTTTATTGAAATATATAATGGTGCTACCACCATTGACAATTTCCACTCAGATTACAAATTGCGTGATCTGATTTAACGAATACTCCTACCTCTGCCGCTAAGACGAGTGGCTTTTTTTGAGATACTAAGATGATTGAATTTATAAAGTTCCTAGACGACAGCAATGTTGCCTATTTGATTATGCTTGCGCTTTTTTTAGCGATGGCAAAACTCCATTCCAAAGCAATGGAAGAAAACACCAGGCTCCGTAAAATTTTAAAGAAGGCAATGAGATGATGAACCCAATAAACCAAATGATTGCAGAAGCAATCAACTCACAAGATCCAGCGCACAATGTGGCGTTGGTTTGCACAGAGATTGTGCGTGGACTTAGCTTCATTGCCCATGCCATTCCAGATAAGGATGAGCAGGAAGCGTTTATTGAAACAGTCAGCAAACAGATCCATGCAGAGCTGGAAATTCTTAATCAATCAACATCACAATTTGAGGCATAGTCATGAGCGCAACTCTTTTACTAACTTTATCATTTTTAACAGTCGATACCACAATCGACAAAAAAGGCCATACAACGCAAGTTGAACGCATTGCCTATACAACAACAACAATACCTTACGATAGCCGCCAGGCATGTGCTAATGCGCAACAGGAATGGCAGTTTGCTGTTGGTGCATATCAAATGAGCAAAAGACCGACAAGAATCATTACTGCTATCTGCAATGACAACGCAACGGGAGTGGTAGAATGAAAGACAACGCAATAATTTGGTGCTTAATTGCATCATTTGTAGCCGGTGGCTTGGTTGGATTTGTAGCAGTAGCAACTATGCATCGCCATTACTATGAAGTAATTAAAACCAGTATTGGTGAATTTATCATTCATGACAACAAGATTTACTCCGTGTATGAAATGGAACGTAATGTTCGTGGGGAGATGGTGACGCGATGACAAAAGATGAAGTTTATAGTCGCCTACAAATGGCGCAGAAAAACAAGAAGGAGCTCAAAAAGGTTAAATTAGACCTTTTAAAAGAGATCCAGCAATTAAAATTAATGCTTCGTGCATTAGAGGAGGAGGAACAATGGGCGAATTGATTTTTTGGACAGGCATTGTGGTTATGATCGTCTGTTTTCTGGTGGAGTACGCTGATGGAGATTGATGATATGGCGGCTTTGTTTTTTTATGTTGGATGTTTATTTTTGGTGGGTTTATGGATGTGCCATTAGTAAAACCAGTTGAAGCGTTAACGCCAGTACAGAGTGAATGCAAGCACGATCACTGGCGTATTTATCAAAGTCGCGGTTATAGAGAATGCGACAAGTGCAAACTACAACGACCAATTTTTAATGTAGTGAAGCATCAAAGATGAACATTAGTCAAATATTTATCAACCTGTCGCCATTCCTACGCGACAGGTTTACGAGTGAAGTTTTTACTTTAGGTCTGGTGCATGAGTTAAACCATAAGCGTTTTGAAGCACATTGCAAACGACTCATGCGCCAGCACAATGGTGAAACCAGAAAGTTATACAAGGCACTAGCTAGGCTCAGTGCAACAGACAGAATACGTTTTTTTGATGTGGTAAGTGGAGTTTTTGATGGACAACAAAGAACTGACAGCGATTAAAGGCATTGTGAAGTACAGTGCTAAAACAGGAAATTTTTATCGTAACGAATCGGATTCACCGGCAAAGTTAGTGACTAAAAACAAGCATGCATTGATAGCACTTCGTAAAGCTGATTTTCATAATATGTACTCGGCATGGAAGATCGCTATTTATATGTCACATGGATATTGGCCAGACGAGGGTGATACTTGTGAATACGTTGATGGCGATGCAAAAAACTTAAGCCTAAACAATCTGCGCGTGATTCATTTTGGTGATGATGAAACCACTGTGATGGATTACTGTATTGATAACCAGCTTGAGTATCGTCATGTATCCATAAAGATGCGTAAAGAAAAAAGGATCCGAAGAAGCGTTGGTGGTATGTCGTATTGGTTTTACAAAAAAGCAGACTTTGCACACCAGTGTAAGGATTTAAAGCAAATTAATTTTGAACAAGTAAAAAAGCCTGGCATGGGCAGACGTAAAAATCAGCACTTCAGAGAATTTTTAAGCCGGCACATTTTGATGCCAACCAGATGGGAGATGACTTTGTGTTAAAAATAGATAAAAAAATTGTTAGTTACAAGGTAGTTGATAAAGAAGACGTGCCAGCAATCATACAAACCATGCACGAAAACTTAGTGCGACCAAACTGCTTGACTGGTACAACTTATAAAATTAAAACGCCACAATCCGATCATGCGCTTTACATAACCATCAATGATATGGTGCTTGATGGCGTTCACCATCCCTACGAAATGTTTATTAACTCGAAGAACATGGATCATTTCCAATGGGTTTTGGCAATGACTCGGTTAGTGTCTGCTGTATGGCGCAAAGGTGGTGATTCTACGTTTCTTGTGGAAGAACTCAAGAATGTGTTTGACCCAAAGGGTGGCTACTATAAACGTGGTGGTGTGTATATGCCATCGCTTGTCGCTGAGATTGGGAGTGTGATTGAGCAACATTTAATAGCAACTGGTGTTATTAAAGTTGAAGTGGACGAACACATGGAAAAGTTTATCAAAGCAAAGCGTGAAGAAGTAATGGGCAGTGAAGAAACTGGGTACCCTGCTAATGCAACCATGTGTGTTGAGTGTAATACGAAAGCTACAGTAATGATGGACAACTGCAAAGTCTGTTTATGTTGCGGCAGCTCTAAATGCAATTGAGAGGTGGATTATGAGTCTTGAATCATATTTATATCAGAATTATATTGACGAGTTGGTGAATATCTTTGAAGAAGTCTTGGATTCGTGGCAAGCTGGTGAGTCAATAGAGGAAGCTAAACAAATTTATGATAAAGCACGACAAATGCTACCTAAAGATAGAGGATGATTTATGAGAGTACGCCAAAAAGGATTCAATCGAAACGATGAGAAATGGCGCAGCTTTCAATACGCGATGTTTATTAGAGATATTAATATGACGCACATATTTATAAAAGAACGCCCTCATAAAGTCCATGCTGTGCTAAAAAGAATAGGAGCAATAAAATGGTAAATGATTTATACGAAGAAGAATTAGGAAAAGTGATTGGTCAGCGCAATGAACTGGTTACAGTTTTAAGAGGTATCTGTAATGCGTATTACAATGATGACTACGATTTATGCTATTCGAGAATCGAAGATGCTGATAATGTTTTGGAAAAGTATGAGGAGGAAGACGATGAGCATTCCGAGATATGAAAAAACTAAAGTTAAAAAGCGTTTAAAAACTAGATTTCAAAGGCAATTAGATAGCCCATTGTTAAAACTGAGAAATTGTCGTCCAGCTAATGTGGACTTTATTTTAAACAGATATGACTACAGAGATTACAGATGAGTAAAGAACAAGCACTCCGCATCCTAAAATTATTATCTGGCTTAGAGATGTACGTTTTTATGCAAAGTGACGTGCCCGATTATCATAGCGATGAGCTGATTACGATTATTAATGAGCTAACTGATATTGTGCTGGATAAGCCAATTAAAACAGCGAGTAAATACAGCGGAGCTGAATACACCAATCCGCACAAACACAATAATGGCTTATTTCAGAAAAATGATACTAAAAGCAAGGAAACAAAATGAAAATTGAAATTAAGAAGTTAGACCCAAAAGTAATTCTACCTGCTTACGAAACAGCAGGCGCAGCGGCTGTGGATTTACGCGCTAACATCACTAAAGCAATCAAGCTGGACTTAGGTGAAACGGCATTAATTCCAACAGGCATTGCCATCAACATCAATGACGACAATGTTGCTGCTGTCATCTTACCGCGCAGTGGTCTTGGGCATAATCACGGGATCAAACTCGGCAATAGTGTCGGTTTAATTGATAGCGATTACACTGGCGAGCTGAAAGTATCTGTAAAAAACACTGGCAGTGGTGTGTACAAGATTAATCCACAAGATCGTATTGCTCAAATGAAGTTTATTCCAATAGTGCGAGCAGAGTTTATAGAGGTAGAGGAGTTCAGCACGGTGACTGAACGTGGCGAGGGTGGTTTTGGGAGTACGGGAATATGAGTGAACTAAAGCAAGCTATGTTATGTATCTTATTCGCTATTATAATTTTTGCAGCACTCGCATACAGAGGATTACCCGCATGTTAACAACAACAGCCTATATTTTAATTATCGCTGTAACCACTCACGGTGAGCTTACACAAACAACAATCGAATTTGCAGACAAGGCATCATGCGAATCAGCGGCAGTTAGACAGGATTTTGCATTTAAAAATTTGCAGTTTGCAGGTAGATGGAATTTAACCTGTCACCCTTATCAACTCAGCGAGGTGAAACATGAGCCAAGCAAATAAAAAGTATGTGTGCATTTTAAAAGAGATCATAAACGCTGGTGATGTGGTTACAACACGAAACCATGAAGTGTACTCGCATGTGAATCTGCCCAATGTGACGTTTACGACAACACCATTAGTTACACTGCGCAAGACAGCATGGAAAAAAGCGTTGCGCGAGATGGAGTGGTTTTTGTCGGGCAAAGCTACTTGCCCAGATGAGTTGCTTGATTGGTGGGATGGTCAACTGGATGTTGAAAACCTTTTGCTTAATGGTTATGGTCAGCAACTTAGACACAGCATCTTTTTTAACTCAGAATATTATGAACACGATAATTTCGATCAAGTAAAATTCATTCAAGATGCTCTAAAAAACAATCCAAATAGCCGCAGGCTTGTGATGACAACATGGAATCCTGGTGAAATGGCAAATATTACCAAAGCAAACAACAATACCAACACACCGACGTGTTGCCATAGCATAATCGTGCAATTCTTCGTGCGTAACGGACGTTTGAGCATGAAGTCATATCAACGTAGCGCAGATATGCTCCTTGGCGTACCACACAACTGGATTCAATCCTGGGCGATGCTTCTGTGGTTTGCACATCATGCTGGACTTAAAGTTGGATCCATGACATGGATGTGGGGAGATGCGCATATTTATAATGAGCAGTCGCATATTGATACAGCAGAAACTATGATAAGTTTTTACACCGGAATGGATGAAGTAAAAATGGTTTACACGCCAACCAGTGAAGAATTTAAAGCATCAGACTTTACCATTGTTGGTGACATACCAGATCCGATTGTTACCACGCGACCTAAATTGCTTTAATGGCTAACAGTAGACTTTGCGAGATCTGCCATTTAGAAAAACCGGTGTTACTTTTTGCACGCGGTAGCGGTATTTGCAAAGTCTGCAATATATCGATTGGCGTGCAAGAAACAAATATGCGTAAAAAACGTGTATCAACATCAAAGATAAACAACAAAATGTGCAAAAAGTTTTTACAACAACACACAATCATGCCGAAAGGTTGGAAGATGACACTATTATGATTACACAACAAGAAAAGCAGATGTATTATGGATTCACAGGCGACTCAGTTCATACATCAACGGTAGAAACGGTGCATGGTCCAAAGCACTACCAAGGCGACGAATGTATTTTGGCGATGGAGAAAATGCTAGGCCATGACGAGTTTCGTGGATTCTTGCGCGGAAACATTTTCAAGTACATGTGGCGATACAAAGATAAAAATGGCATCGAGGATCTGCGCAAAGCCAATTGGTATCTGGATCGCTTAATTAAGTTTGAGAATTTTTAATGAATGAGTGGATAGCCAAAGATCACCCAGAAACGACCATATTAGTCATGAATAAAGAACGATGCGCTGAGTATATGGAATTGTTAAAATGGCTTGCTGATAATCCAATGGATCCTGTCAGCGTAAGCAATTTGGTATTAAGCAGGCGAGAGAGATGAAACCAAAAATTAAAAAGGTAGGCAATAAATGGCTTTGCTATACCAACTTTTCAGTAGTTGCTTGTGGTGATTCACCAGAAGCGGCATTTAACAAATGGATGGTATTAAATGATGGCATGGGAGATTTTGAAAGCATTAGAAGCATTAACAATTCTTGCTAAGATGTTGCGTGACATGTAAATAAAGAAGCCGCCTTTCAGCGGCTTTTTTTATTCTTCTTCTTCGTATGCATCTTGTGCGCTTTGC